GGATAACTGCGGTAATACCATCTACGACTTCGTCCATTACCGGTATAAAGAGCTCAAGAATGGCCAGGCTCCACAGGAGAACCCAGAGAAACGTTACGACGATACACTAGACGCTATACGGTATGTAGAGTTATTCTTTAAATATGGTAAGCAAAAGGACGAAAAAATTCCTACGAACTCCGTCCTAAAGTCAGCAAATAACTACGGCGTGCTATGATTAGCTAAACGGAAAAAGAAATGGCAACTGAAACAAAAAATTCACCCCAAGAAATAGACCAGTACGAGAGCAAATTCAAGCAGGACTACGAGTCTGATTGGCAGATCCACAAAAACTATATTCAGAGCTTCGACGCGTACGAGGCCATGCTTACGAGCGTGGTCTTTGATAGCGTCTCGGGCCAGGTAGATCACAGCAAGATTACTGACTCCTACGCGACCACCCTTGCCAAGGAGCGAGCTGACCGGGTTATTGCCAAGATGCCAGAGGGCGCCACCGAGCCTATGGGTAAGGCCGACATTGGAAAGGCCGCCTTCATGGACATTCTCCGTACGAAGTACATTATGCCCAACGCCAACGCCCAGCACCCGCTGATGGAAAAGTTCAACATGTGGCAGTTCTACTCCAGTGTCTACGGCTACATGCCGATGTTCTACGACTGGAATATCTCACCGAGTGGCTACGTTGGCCCTGACTGTTGGCTCTGGAATCCCCGGGACCTCGTCCCACAGCAGGGGCGAGCTAGTATCTCCGACATGGAGTACGTCACGGCCCTTACGTGGGTGAACAAGTCCTACCTCAAAGACTTGCTTGAGGACGACAACGAAGACTCTGGCTGGGACGAAGAGGCCATCGCTCACCTCCTTGAAATCTGTGACACCAAGACGCCGAACACCGACACCGACCGCGACTCAAAGGTCAACCGCGACCGAATGCCTGGTGGAAGCAATAAGGGGATTTGCCTCGCAACCCGTTACGAAGCCGGAGAGGAGGGTTACTGGACCACCTTTGCCCCTGATTATGGCTCTGTCCAGGTTCGCCGCCTCAAGAACCCGCACGAAAACGGTCGGATTCCGTTTGTTGTTAAGTACAGCCAGCCGCTGTTTGATAGCTTCTACGGCCTCGGTGACTTCCAACGGGCTAAGCCGCTCCAGTTCGCTCGTGATGGTCTGACCAACTTCTACTTCGAAGGTATTAAGATGAACTTGGTCCCACCAGTCGTTGCCAACGCCAACGGTGTCGTCAAACACACCCTCGACTACCGCCCAGGGGGCATCATGCTCGAGACGATCCCGAACTCAATTCGCCGCCTTGAGACCTCTACTGCCGGACTGTCGACCTTCCAAGCTGCCCAGTCTAACCTGACCGGATCGCTCCTGAGCCTCTTCGGAAGCCAGAACGCGAGTATCCCGGGTGCTGAGAGTCTCAATCCAAGCCAGGGCAAGACCCCACAGGCAATCTCGATGTTTAATGAGAAAGAGGCTACTCGAGACGGAGCAGAGCGTCGCCACCTTGAAGCGGCGATCGAGCAACTGTTCGACGGCTTCTTCTCTCTTATAGCCAACGTCGGCACCGAAGAAGTCCCGATTACTCTGTTTAGGGACGATATTAAGAGTATCTTTGACGCCGGAATGCAAGATGTTGCCGAGCTCTTCAAGGGCTTCAAGCCAAACGCTAGCATGACTGCCGGGGTGATTAAGATCAAACCGGGCGCGCTCAAGGGGGTAGAGTACCGCTTCCGCATCAACCCGGACAGCACGGCGAAGATCAACAAGGCCGCTCAACTCCAGAGCTTGCTCGACATGATGGACCGCCTCGGCAAGTACCAGAACGTCCTCCAAGACGACCCAACGATCACTATCCACTGGGACAAGATTATGGGTGCCTACAAGGAACTCACTGACATCCCAATGGCCAACGAGTTCATTAGCTTCGATCCTGAAGCCAAGAAGGAAGAGACGCCACCACCAATGAAGAGCCCAATCCAGTTGCCAAACGGCGACATGATTGAGATGGACCAGCTGATCGCCCTGTACGGCCACGCCGACCAGAACGAAACCGACTGGCCAATGAAGCAGCAAATCGCCCAATTACTCGGCTTTGAGGCTACCATGCGTCCACCGACACCATCAGGGAGCGGAATGCTCTTCAACGACCCAAGTCTGGCGGCAAGCGCAGATGCTATAATGCAGCTAGGACAGCCCGCGCCAGCACCGGCAGCGGCACCAACTAAATAAGGAGGACACCTGTGCCAGGACCACAAAACGCTATCTTAGGGGCTAACAGCTCCCCGCTTGACCTACCCGTAAAAGAACAGACGCTTAACGAGGACCGCGCCGACCTGCAGCACGCCGCTCGGTTCAGCCAGAGTCAAGAGTTTGCCCAGCTAAAAGAGCTTGTGGAAGCCAAGATTGCCGCCTGGCAACAGTACGTCCCCGGCCCGAGCAAAGAGATCTTAGCCGGAGACCGTGTGGACATTAACCAGCTCAGCAATGAGGAGCGTGGCTATCGCTGGCTGGCAGCCGACTACGTGATTACCGAGCTTCGAAGCATTATTGGCGCCTACGAACAGGCTGCAGAACTCCTTAAAGATGAGACTACCAAGTAAAGACGAGCTCGAGATGTACGCCCGCTGGGGCGTTGAGGCACCGAGTCACGATGCCCACGGGACGATTGAAGAGATACGAGAGAGAATGGAGCGAGTAAAGGCTTCCAAGTGGTATATGGAGGGGAATGAGCTCGTAGCCGAGACCGACCATGGTCCGGTTCGCCAGCGCATCTCAACAGATTACATTTTGGTTGGTGTAGATAAAAATAACTTGCCAGTACTAAGGAAGGTGATATAATCCAGATTAAGAGGAGTCGCCCGGGCCTCGCCGCAAGGTGAACGTGGGCTGTAAAATAAAACAATTACGAGCGGAGCCGACCGAGCCGCCAAACAAAATCGTGGTCAGTAAAACAAAAGGGGGACAGATATGTCAGATGTAGACAAAGAGCTCGACAAAAAGGAAGACGAGGAGCTAGACCTCGAGGACCAAGAGCAGGAAGACCTACAAGACGACGCTGAGAATCAAGACGAGGACCAGCAGGACGATGAGCAAGAAGAAGCCGATGACGATGACACTCGTGACGACTCCGACGAGGAGGAAGAAGAGAGGAAACCGTCAAGGCGTGAACAGCTACGAATCCAGCAACTTCTCTCGAAGATGAAAGAGGACGAGCCCTCTCCCAAGAAAGCTCAAAAGGCCGAAGATACAACCGTATTTGATGAAGATGACTCAGAATCAGATGCCAAGTACCAAAAGGACCTAGATAGCGTTTACCGTTTCAGCAAATTTGAAACGCGACTAGAAGTAGACGCTCCCCGTGTTGAGGCTAAATACTCGCAACTTGACAAGGACTCTGACGACTTCAACCCCGTACTGGCAGACACCATAAACCGAATGTACCTTTCATTCGTAGGTTTCGACCCAAAGAATCGTAGTGTTCGCACAGCCGACATCCGGTATGCAGAATACGTCGAATCAGTGTACGAGCTGGCAAGTGAAATTGCCGGTGAAACAGTTGAACGAACCACGACCAATCTCAGGAAGCAAGCTAGCAAGACCGGTGTTCGCCCTGGTGGCGGTGCGCCAAAACGGCTGAACCTCAACAAAGCGCCTTCCGAAATGACTGACGAGGAACTGGAAGCAGTTATCAACTCAGCCATCCCAAAGAAGCGCTAGCCCCTTTACTAGCTTTCTAAAAACAAAACAAGGAATTTACTCCCATGGCTACTACTGGCTCAAACGTAACTCGTTCGATTGCCCAGACTGCACAATACGTCCAAGAAAAATGGACTCGTGAAGTACAGCAACCGTTCGACAAGGTACTCCAAGCTGCTAAATTGGTCCAAGACCGAAGCGGCCTCGTTCCTGACGGTGACGTCTTGAACATCCCTTTCACTGCTGCAGTGAACGCCCGTGCTAAAGCTGCGTCTACGGCTATCACCTACGACTCACCTGAAGGTACACCTGTTACTCTTAACATCGACAAGCACTACTACGTCGGTGTACTCATCGAAGACATCGCTAAGGTTCAGTCACACTACAGCCTTAAAGAAGCCTTCCAAGAGCGAATGGCAGAAGCTCTTGCCCGCCAAATCGACACTGACCTCATGAACCTGTACTCAGGTGCTGGCTCAACTGTCGCCGGTGGTGCTGCCGTAACTGACCCAGGAATCCTCTCGGTTGTTGCTGGTCTTGACACTGCGAACACGCCTAACAGCCTACGCCGCGGTATCGTTGGTCACAACACCAAGATCGACCTCCTTGGTATCAACAAGTACGTTGCTTACGACCAGACTGGAAAGACTGGCCGTGCAGTAGACGGTCCTATCGACGACTTCCTCGGAAGCGTATACGGTATGGACATCTACCACTCTGGTAACGTTCAGGTTAGCACGACTGGTCGCAACCTGTTCTTCCACAAGAAAGCGGTTAACGTCGCTAAACAGCAAGCTCCTAAGTTCGAAATGGAATACTCTGTAGACCAACTCGGTACGAAGACTGCACTTCACACTGTT